GGGGGGGGGCATTCCCCGGGTTTACCACTTTTACCGCCGCTATCGGCGGTGGCAATACTACTTTCTATACAATTTCTGATTCTACTAATAATACTTGGGAAACAGGTGCTGGTACATTAGATAGTACTGGTTTAGTGTTGAACAGAGATACAGTATTTAAAAGTTCAAACAGTAATGCATTAGTTAACTTTGCTACTGGACCAAAAGATATATTTTGTGACTTACCCGCTGAAAGAGCAGTATATAATAATGTAGATGGGTCTTTGGTGTACGACCCAGCAGGGTCAGCTTTAATTTACGCAATTGCATTGGGCGGCTAATATGGCAACATTTACCAGCATACAAACTCAAGGTCTAGGCACGACACCCCAGACTATTTTTACCGCCCCTGGAGGTAGTAATTGCGTTATTATTGGTTTAAATGCAGCCAATACTTACTATACAAATTTACCTATAACTATTAATTTAGTTCGAGGCGGAACAACAACGGCTGTGGTATCTAATTATTATGTTGCTGGTGGGGCCGCAGAAGCACTGCTTCCAGGCAATAAATTAGTACTTTTAGGTGGTGACACATTAACTGCATCCACGTATACTAGTGGAATTACTAACGGTTTTGATATAATCGTTTCAGCTCTGGAAGGACTATAAAATGTCAGCAGATGGCGGGTTCTATTTAGGTACGGATTTAAAAAATAAAACTTTTTACGGTTTTAGGCTAATTAATGCAACGGGTCAATTAGATATTGATACCATAAAAAATGGAGATGGTGTAGTATCTATACCTGATCCGACTTATATTACAGGCCCAAACGAGTATCAAGCTTGGATCTGGTCAACTGATACATATCAGTTCCAGTGGGGTGATGATGGACATTTACTAATGGTGATGGTATGACAACAATTCTTGACTTAGGCAAACTACGGTTCTATTGGGCCGGCGACTATGTAATTACAACTCAATATGAACTTAATGACGTTGTTAAATATGGTGGTAACGTATACGTATACACTAATGTTGTAAAAACTATTGGTAACCTACCTACAGACACTGCCTACTGGGCATTAATGGTAAAGGGCGTTAACTTCGTTGGTGTATGGGATCCTGCTGTTCAATACCACATTGGCGATGCTGTTGCTTATGGCGCTGTAGTTTACGTTTCTTTATCGGATAATATTAATAAAGAACCTGACTTATACCCTGCTATTTGGTCTACGTTTGTAACTGGTATTCAATATAATGGGGTTTATAGCAATACTACGGCCTATCAACCGGATGACGTTGTAACGTATGGCCCATCTGCCTATATTGCAATCCAAACAACAACCGGCCATGATCCAACAAATGCTACTTATTGGTCCCCATTTGTTTCTGGTATTGCTGCTAGTGGTGTATATAACTCCGCTACTGCATATGTACCTAATAATATCGTAGCCTATGGCGCAAACCTATATATTGCAACTGCTAATACTACAGGTAATTTACCTACTAATACTGCTTACTGGCAGCCGTTTATCTCCGCCTTTCAAAACCGTGGTGCATGGGTTACATCAACTACATATTACGTAAACGACCTTGTTCAGTATGGCGCTAATACTTACGCTTGCCAAGTACAAAACGTTTCAGGTGTATTTGCTACTGACTTAGCCGCTGGTAAATGGTCTATCTTTGTATCAGGATTACGTCAACGTGGTGCTTGGACAACTGCTACTCAGTATCTACCATACGATATTGTTGTTTATGGCGGTAATACTTATTCTTGCGTAACACTAAATACATCTGGTGTATTTGCTACTGACTTAGCTGCTGGTAAGTGGCAGATCTTTAACGGTGGTATTCGTTGGAGAGGTACTTGGGCTGCAGCTACACAATATTTAGTTAATGATGTAGTTTATAACTTAACATCTTCTTATATTTGCTTACAGGATAATACATCTAGCTCAAACTTTAATACCGACTTGACTGCCGGTGAGTGGCAGATTTTTGCTGCTGGTAATAATGTATTCCCCGCAATTACTTCTGGCCAAAATGGATACTCATTATCAATCGCTAATGATGGCATTAACTTAGCTTGGCTTAATGCTACTAGTGGTGTAAATATTCTTTATGTTGCTAAAAATGGTAGCGATTCAAATCCAGGAAATAGCTTAGCCCTTCCAAAGCTAACTATTCAAGGCGCAATTGCGGCTGTTCCATCTGGTCAAAAGACTGCAATTTTTGTTAAATCTGGTACTTACCAAGAAGCATTATTGCCAATGGTTGTTCCTCCTAACTGCGCTATCGTAGGTGATGCAACTCGTACTACAATTGTTCAACCTGGCTCTGGCCTTGCTGCAGATGGTGTAACACCAAACAACCAAGCAACTATGTGGGCGTTATCGGATGGTTCTTTGCTAAATAAGTTATCGTTCCAAGGCATGACTGGCTGGGTTCCTGGAGCAACACCTTCAGATATTACTACATCTACGCCAAAAGGTATCTACTGCGCATTAAACCCAGCGTCCCCAATTATTGTTAAATCACCTTATGTTATTGAGTGTGCTTGCTTCTCTTCTGGTGGTATTGGCGCATACGTTAATGGTAGCGTACACTCATCTGGTAATCGCTCAATTCTTTTCCATGAGTTCACAGGTATTCACGATAATGGTGTAGGTATTTGGGTTGATAACAATGGTAAATCTGAGTGCGTCGGCGTATTTACTTACTACGCTTATTTTGGATATGCAACTACTAATGGTGGTCAGTTACGTTCTATTAGCGGAAATAACTCATATGGTACATACGGATCAGTATCATCTGGATATAGCGCTGCTGAGACCGCAATTACTGGTTCTTTATATGGTACTTTAATTACTTTTACCGGTAATTACACAGGTACTATTAATCCAGGAGATACGGTATCTAACGGTGCTGGTGTAACTGCAACTGTAACTAACGTACAGATTTCTTCTGTCTATGTAACTAACGTTACTGGTGGTACATTTACTGCTGGCCAAACTATTACTGCTACAAGCGGTGGTGTTGGTATAGTATCTACATATGGTGGGCAACAAGGTTATGTACTTGTATTGAACAATTTGATAGCAGCACCTCAAGTCGGTCAGTCAGTTCAAGTCGCTGGAGATTCTTCTGCATATATTATTAACGCAACCTCTGGCTCTTGGGTTAATAGCTCTAGTGTTATTTCTGTTGTATTAGCGCAACAAAAAGCTACGGCTTCAGCATCGGGTTCTACAGTTACGATTCGTTCTAACTTTAGTCTATGCCGTATTACTGCCCATGACTTTTTAAATATTGGTACTGGTGGTATTACAACTACAAACTACCCTAATACCCCAACACAAGCACCTAATCCGGCTAACCAAGTTCTTCAAACATTGCCTGGTCGTGTTTACTATATTTCTGCTGACCAAGCAGGTAACTTCCAAGTTGGTTCATACTTTGCGGTTAACCAAGCAACTGGTGCCGCAACACTGAATGCTAACTCGTTTAACCTGTCTGGTTTGACATCTTTACGTTTGGGTTCGATTGGCGCTCAGTTAGGCGCTCAGATTAATGAGTTTAGTACTGACGGTACAATGGCTCAGAACTCTCCAGTCAAGGTTCCTACCCAATCTGCGGTTGTTACTTATGTTGGTACTCAAGTTAGTGCGGCTGTTCCAAGCCAAACTGGAAATAGTGGTAAGTATTTAACTACAAACGGCACAGTTACTTCTTGGGGTACTGTATCTGTTACACCACAATGGACAGTTACAACAGCGGCAACTACTGCAGTAGCAGGAACCAATTACCTATGCAATACTGCTTCTAGCCCATTTACAATTACTTTACCAGCATCGCCTAATAACAATGACTCGGTAAAGATTGCAGATGCAAATAGCACTTTTGGGGTAAATCCTGTAACTGTAGGATATAATGGCGCAAGTATTCAAGGTTCTGGTCAAAACTTAATCCTGAACGTTTCAGGCGCATCAGTCAATTTAACTTATAATTCTTCTTTTGGATGGAGGCTCGTTTAATATGCCACAACTTCTTACAACAGTTCTTAACGGTGGTGTCAACCCAGGTGTTTCGGGTACTGGAGCCAGATTTAGCTATGCACTATGTAGCTATAACCCATCTAACGGAAACGGTGGCTTTGCTTTTTACGATCAAAACTTTGCGCAGCCAATAAACTTGAGTTACCCAAGTAACTATAATAGCTATGGCCCCTCTAACATAGTTTATTTAACTAGCGGAACATACCAAAACTATTCTTCTCAGTTTAGCTGGGTATCAGATACTAGTAACCAAGCGTCTTCAACCAGTACGTCTAACTATATGAATGCAACTAATTCACAAGGCGAATTTGGAAATTCTTGTATTGATATTTATAGTGATGGTACTTTTGGTAGTGCTAGAAGGGCTACTAGTTCTAACTACAATAAATACTATTTAAATGCTTATGCAATTAATAGTGACCACTCAAACAAAAGAATTGTATACCTTTTAAACGGCGGTAAAATTACTGCTGTAGATCGTTTATTCGGAAATTATACTGCTCCATTAGATGGTACTTCTGCATATACCGTTTCAAGTTTAAATACAACAATGCAGGGTAGTGCGTCATATAACTACGCTCGTAAAGAGTTAACTATTCTAAGTTATGCTAGTACAGGTGGTAACTTTAACGTAATTACATTCCAAAACGTAGATTTTAACTTGTACCCTGACCCATCAGTTGCATTAACACAGTCTGGCGTAGTTAGAGTTAACTCAACCGTTGCATTGACTAGCAGTTGGGGTGTTAATAATAACGAGTCATATTACAACTTAAAACCAATTGTAACTGCTAACGGAACTGTATATGTTACCGTAATGTTTACTAGTTCTAGCTTTGCTTTGTACTCATTTACTAGAAGTGGAACAAGTGCAATTACAGGTACTTATGTAACTGCTTTGTCAATTACAACTTCTTATGGTTTTGACCAAGGTTTTTATTATGGCCAACGTCAAATAACATCTCGTGACGGATCAACTGTCTGCACATTTTGCCCATACTACTATTATGGTTCTGGTGTGGAGGCTTTCATGATTGATAAAAATAATAATACATACTCTACTTATTCAAATACAGATAGTAGTGCTGGTTATGGCGTTGTTCCTTATGGCAACAATGGTTGGGCATTTGGTTTTAATGGTAATGGTTATGCAGGTAACTATCCAGGAGATTATGTTTCTGCTGTATATACTAAAAACTCTGCTGGTGGATTTACACAAACAGGTACAACCCTGTATTACCCATCATTCCCGGCCCCAAATACAACAAACTATCCAGGTCTTGCTATGACAACAGATTATATGTTATTAACAGGTGGAACTTCTGGACCTAAATTAGCTGCTTAAAAGGATTAAAAATGAAAATTTATTTTACTACTCCAACGGATTGTTTTATTGCGGATTTTACGAACCAATCTGACGAACCAGAGCATCTTGCTTCTTTTGATTTGAAAGAAGGTCAATCTACTTTTGCTCCTAGATATTCACTAGTTAACGATGAATTAGTTGATAACTATGTAGGAAAAAAAGATGAAGAAGTTGCTGCTGCTATTTTAAAAGCAGAAAACGATGCTGCTGCTGCTTTGGTCGCTGCCGCTGCCGCTGCCGATAAAAAATGAGCCTTAAAGACCTGATTAAAGATAACCACGATAAGGCGGAAAACCACCGTTTTGTTAAGGTTCTTTTATCAGGTGAAATTCCAGTACCGGTCTATGCAGACCTTTTATATAACCAGTTGTTCTGTTATACAAAATTAGAAGAGCGTGCTTGGAAAGAAGGTTTATTAGAAGGTATTGAAAGTATTTGCCGTGGCCCTAAGATTGAGATGGACTATATTGAGTTAGTAACTCCGGCTAAGGTATACCAATCTACTGCAGACTACGCAAAGTACATAGAAGACATACCTGCAGATAAGATTATGGGGCATATATACGCTAAGCATTTTGGCGATTTATACGGTGGCCAGATGATTAAAAAGGTTGTACCTGGCTCTGGATTAATGTACCAATTTGAAAACCGCAAAGAGTTAATCGACAAAGTTCGTGAGCGTCTATCTGATGATCTAGGTGATGAGGCTAATATAGCTATAGAATTCAATCTAAGACTATTTGATGAGATTGCCGATGCCCACGATATTCCAGCAGCTTGAAAACTTCGCTGACTACCTCCAAAAGCGGTTTAAGTACTATGAGGAAGTAGACGAAGGACATAAATTTACTTGGCCTAATTATGTCTATAAAGGTCATAATTTTCGTAGGGCGCATTTGGACATAGTAGACGCTAGGGAAACCAAAAAGCTCTATATGCTCCATTTGTGCGTATTCCCACATTTAGACTGCCCTGCCCCCATATACGGCTTTGATATTATTGCTGGAGCTAATAAGGTTACTGGTGCTTTCCATGACTTTAGCCCAATAGGTGAACACCCATTAAACGACTGGTTTAAAGATAAAGTAGCTGGCTACCAGTGGAGTAGAGAGCGAGAACTTCCAGAATGGGCACGTAATATATTTAGCCCTAGTATGGTAGCTGCCGGAAACATCAACACAGAAGAAGAGTTAGCTAAAGTACTTAGCCTAGCCACAGCAAATCTTAACCAGTATCTTGACTATATGGGTATGGGTGAGAAAGGCGACTATAAGGACAAGCAAAATTATTACTGCCAGAACCAAAAGAAAAACCCACATACCCCTAGAGTAATGGCGTCTTTAGGGTTAGACCCAGATGAAGTTTCATTGTTTATTAACAAATGCTTATTCCCTGAGGTGTAAAATGACGTTCCTGCTAGAGCTTCTATCTAATTACGGATATACCAGATGACCTTTGGGTTTTCACCATTTGCACAGGCTCCCTGGTGTACTATTCCGGGGGGTAGTATCTATTCGATTTCTGTATCTGAAAGCTTTACAACAACCGATTCTTTTTCTAGTTTAGCTAAATTTAACGTATTAAATGCTGAGTCTTTTGCATTATCTGATAGAGATGTATCCCAATTTAACTTCCGTGAAACTGTAGCAGAAAGCAGTTCCCTTGCTGACGCCTACGCTGTTAAATTTGGTGCAAGTGGTGCAGTATATGAAATGTTCACTATTAGTGATAGGTTAGCGTCTTCTTTTGCTTATATTGTATTGGCAGCAGAAAACGTAACCCTAACAGATACAGAACGAAGTAATAATACTTATTACGTATTTACAAGTGAAGCAGCCACAATTAATACCCTAGTTTCAGCAAAAGCTGCCTTTGCTGGATTATCTGCTAATACTCTTTCTTTAAGTGATAGAGAACAATCCCAATTTAATTTCCGTGAAACCGTAGCTGAAAATAGCTCTTTTTCCGATGTCGAAGCCGGTAAATTAAACGCCCGGGTAACTGTACCAGAGTCAGTAATTTTAGTTGAAGCCCTTATTGCCCGAGCTAAATTTGTGGTTTCCGTACCAGAAACAGCTAGGTTTACTGATGTAGAAAACGTATTCCAAAGCTTTCCAGTACGAGTCCAAGAATTAGCTACCTTTACAGATGCCGTAAATGGTCGTAGATTTGCATTTGTAACAGCTGCTGAAAACTTTAACTTAGTCGATACCGATACCGCAAAAGCCAATTTTGTAGGTTTAACCCAAGAAATAGTATCGGCTATAGACTCCCCTTTTGCTCGTGGATGGGTTAAAATAAACGATAATCAGGATACAACTTGGAACGGTGTCAATAATAACCAGGTCCAAATGTGGCAGGCAGTAGGTAATAACCAGACATCTAACTGGACAGGAATAAATGATGCACAAAACCCTGGATGGGATAGCGTAGGCGATAACCAAAATCCGGGCTGGATAGACATAGACGATAATCAGTAAGGAATATAAATGGCCTCAACATACTCACCGAATTTACGTATCGAACTAATCGGTACAGGCGACCAAGCTGGTACTTGGGGAAATACAACCAACGGTACTGACCAGTACGTACTTGAGAATGCCGTCAGTGGGTACCAAGCTATCCCTATTAATTCATCAAATCAAGCGCTAACCTATGTTTATGGTTCTACAACCTCAGCAGCGTCTAATCAGTCAGTCTTTGCATTTTTACAATTAACTACTGGTACGGTAACTACGGCGTTTAACCTATATGCACCGCCTACACCAAAATCCTATGTTGTCTATAACAATACCACATATACTGCGACTATCTATAATAGTACAGCTATCGGTAATACCATCCCTGCAGGTGCGGGTGTAGTTATTGCTGCTGGTGCGACAATTACTGTTTGGTCTGATGGTCAAAATTTCCGTGCGGCTAATACTGCGGCTGGTAACTTCCTTGTAGAGGGTAATTTAACTGTACTTGGTAACGACACAGAAATTGGTAATTTTTCAGCTGCTAACGTTTTTGCTGCCTTTGAACAGGCTACGTTTACAGGTAGTATTTCTGGTAATACTTTAACCGTACCAACAGGCGGGGTTTCTGTAGGATCTGTTTTTGTTGGTCAAATTATTTCCGGTACAGGTATTGCCGCTGCCACATCCACTAACTTAACTAATCCCCTATCTACTACAAACGGCAGCGCTACTGTAACAGTAACCCAGGCGGGTCATGGGTTTTCAAATGGTACTCCTGTAACTATTGCTGGAGCTTCTGCAACGGGTGGCATTCCAAGTACAAGCTTAAACGGTACATATTCAATTACCTATATTAATGCTAATAGTTATTCATTTACTGCTGGTGCAGCAGCTTCTTCGACAGTATCCGGCGATGGCGGTGCTGTTACAGTTACTACTCCTTCTACCCAAATTACAGCATTAGGTTCTGGCACAGGTGGCGCAGGTACATACCTTGTTAATATTTCACAGACTGTAGGTTCTACAACTATTACTGGTTCTCCTGCGGCTATTGCTACAACCCCTGCTACTACTGATAACTCAAATAACGTAGCTACAACAGCATTTGTTAAGAACGCATTATCTGCAAGCGGTAGCTTTGTATACCCTAACGTTGGTATTCCTAATTCAACAGGTGCTGCATGGGGTACATCTTATAATTCTTCAAATCCAATTCCAGTAAGTTTTGGGGGTACAGGCTTAGCGACTTTAACTTCGGGAGCTGTATTAGTTGGTAATGGTACAAGTGTACCAACAGCTATTTCTCCAAGCTTTGCAAATAACGTACTAGCTTCTAATGGTTCTGTATGGTCTTCAACCCCGTTTAGTACACTACTAGGTACAAGCGCAGTAACTTCTTTTAATGGTCGTACTGGACCAGTAACTCCTTCTTCAACAGACTATAGTTCTTACTACTATCCGCTTAGCTCAAACCCGTCAAACTATGTAACTTCATCTGCGCTTTCTGGGTATGCTCAATTAAGTGGCACAAATAACTTTACTGGAGCAAATACCTATAGTTCTACAGCTAGCATAACCGCAACAGGAACCAGCGCAGGTAACCTGCGTATTGGTGTAACTTACAGCACTTATAGTTCTGGACTTTCAGCTACATCATTGCAACTTGCTGGTAATGGTGTTGGGGTTTTATTTGACCCAACTACTAATACCGTGGGTTTTCTAAATGGTTTTGGAGGTGGTAGTGGTACATATTTATCAATAACTCCTACAAGCGGCACTGTAGGTTTAGCTAATAATACTCTATATACAACCGCTGTTGATGCTATTAAAGGTGGTAGTTCTACTGCGTGGATTGCTACGTCAGACATTCGCCTTAAAAATAATATCCAAGACTATACAAAAGGTCTTGATTTATTAAATCAAATTAAACCTAGAACATGGGTATACAACGGTAAAGGCGGGTCTACGCAAGGTGCAGAAGGTCTTGGTGTAGTTGCTGATGAAATTGAACAAGTTTTGCCAAGTGTTATTAGAACTATTCCAGGAAAGTTAAACCCTGAAGATACAGAGACAACTGACATTAAGCACGTTGATACTACAGAAATTACTTGGCTATTAGTTAACGCAGTTAAAGAACTTAGTGCAAAAGTAACGGCACTAGAAGAACAGATTCTCAACCTAGGAGTTAAATAATGTTTATTATTAATTGGTTATTCGACAAGCTTGGCTATATGCCAAAAATTGATATGGAAGTTGGTAAGGCTAAGATTGATGCGCAAACCCCTGATTTTAAAATGTGGCCTTTTCCTGTAGTTGAAGTTACATCTTTATCTGAAAAACCTAAGAAAAAAGTGATAGTTCCGAAAGCTACCACAAAAACTAAAAAACCAGCAGCTAAAAAATCTGTAGTAGCTAAAACTGCCCGCATTAAAAAGAAATGAATAAAGTATTAAACGACCTTCTTACTGGTAAAGATGGTAAGACGCATGATATTGGGCGTTGGTCATTGCTTGTCTCTATATTTGGATTTTTTGGGGCAGTAATTTATAACGCCCTTCACGCAGGGGCAGTTGACTTAGAAAGAATGTATATGGGTGTAGCTGCTATTGTAGGTGCGCATGGTATGGCTATTTGGGCTAAGCAAAATACAGAACCTGAAGATAATGCAGGACCGGGGGCATAATGTGGAGCTTTATAGATGAATACCTTAATTACATCAAAATTGGACTTGCTGTTCTTGCTGCTTGTATTTGTTTTTATGGTGGGTTTCATTTGGGTAGTAGTCGATATTTGGAATACAAGGCAAGTGTTGAAGCTATCGCTAAAGAGCAAGAAGAAAAAGTTAAATCCATTCGGTCACAGCAGGAACTCGTAAATAAAGGAATCCAAAATGAATTTGAAGGTAAGCTTGCTGCTTTGCGCAATTATTATGGTGGGATGCACATCAACCCCGGTAGCCGTTCAGTGCCCGGCATTTCCCCAGCCCCCAAAGGAGCTGATGCAGAAACCGCCTACCCAATACTTGCTGGACAATGCGCTGAAACAACCCTCCAAGTAAATCTATGGCAAGAATGGGCAACAGAAAACGGACTAATTAAATGATTGAAAGTCAGTTAATTGCTTTAGGTATTGACGGGAAATGGTTAGAACCTCTTAACGCTGTTATGCAAAAATACGAAATTAATACTAATCTTCGCAAGGCGGCATTCATTGGACAGTGTGCTCATGAGTCTAATAACTTTACTCGTCTAGAAGAAAGCCTTAACTACAGCCCAGAAAGACTAATGGAAGTATGGCCTAGTCGGTTTCCAGATTTAGCTACAGCAATGAAATATGCTCACCAACCGCAACTTTTAGCCAATAAAGTATATGCAGGCCGTCTAGGTAATAGAGAAGAAGGGGATGGGTATAAGTTTAGAGGAAGAGGAATCATACAGATAACTGGGCGTGATGAGTACTTTTATTGTGGCAATGCCTTAAAGATTGATACTTTAACTTATCCAGAACTTCTAGCTATTCCTGAAAATGCCGCTATGTCTGCGGGGTGGTTTTGGAATAAAAAAAGCCTCAATCAATTGGCAGATTTAGGTGATTATGAGACAATGACAAAACGTATAAATGGTGGTTTAGAAGGTCTTGCCCAGCGCAAAGTTAAAATCGCCCATGCTAAACAAGTATTAGGGTAAGCCATGCCATTACAAAAACTACAATTCCGCCCAGGTATTAACCGTGAAGGTACTACCCTTGCCAACGAAGGTGGTTGGTTCCAAGGGGATATGGTGCGTTTCCGTTCAGGTCAGGTTGAGAAAATGGGTGGTTGGACTCTTGACTCCGGTAAAGTATCTAGTGGTGGTCCATATGTTGGCGTTGCTCGCTCTATGCTTTTATGGAATGGTATCGGCGGTCAAAACTACCTTGGCTTAGGCACCAATCAAAAGTTCTATATCCAGAATGGTACAGGTGGTTCTTTATATGATGTAACCCCCTACCGTGCAGTTATATCGTCTCCTAGCGCTTCTTTTGCTGCTTCTAATGGGTCTACTACTATTACAGTAACCCAAGCAGGTAACGGTGTACAGGTGGGTGACTATGTTATTTTTAGCGGGGCTGCAAGTCTTGGCGGTAATATTACTGCAGCTATTTTAAATAGAACTCAAGGGTTTGTAGTAACAGCAGTAACCAGCACATCTGTATATACAATCACATCCCCCGTTGCAGCTAATGCAAGCGATACGGGTACTGGCGGTGGCGCTGTAACTGCCTCATACCAAATCCCCCCAGGCAATGAAGTTAATACCCCTGCAGTAGGTTGGGGTGCTGGTGGCTGGGGCGGTGTAAACCCCGGTTATCCTAATACTGGTTGGGGTCAAGCAGCTCCAGCAGGTCTTGGTGTAGTTGAAGCTTTACGTTTATGGAGTCAATCTAACTATGGTCAGAACCTAGTATTTAACTACCGTGGTGGTCCAATTTATTACTGGGTAGTAGGCGCTAACCCTAATATCTTTAACGTAGCCCAAGTGTTATCTAAGAGCAATTCAAATACTCAAGATGGTACTCAATACTGGTTAACAGATAATTCTTGCCCTACTAAAGCTAACTATGTAATGGTATCGGATGCGTCTCGATTTGTAATTGCTTTTGGTACAGATACCTATGGCGATGGTGTACAAAACCCTATGCTAGTAAGCTGGTCAGATCAGGAAAGCCCTACAACTTGGACCCCTAACGTTACTAACCAGGCAGGTAACTTCACGCTTAGCCGTGGGTCACAAATTATTTCTGCTAGACAGAACAGGCAAGAGATTGTAGTTTGGACTGATTCTGCTATCTATTCTATGCAGTACCTAGGACCCCCCTATGTTTGGGGCTTTAACTTGATGATGGATAACATCTCCATTATTGGGCCTAATACTACAGCAATCGCTAATAACGTCGTGTACTGGATGGGTTACGACAAGTTCTACATGTATTCTGGTACAGTACAAACCCTACCTTGCACCTTGCGGGAATATGTATTCCAAGATATTAATACTACCCAGTCTGGTCAATTCTTTGCAGGTACTAATGAAGGCTTTAATGAAGTCTGGTGGTTCTACTGCTCAGCAAATAGCCAAGTTATTGACCGCTATGTTATCTACAACTACCTTGAGCAGATTTGGTATTACGGTAATATGACCCGCACTGCTTGGTACGATAGTCCATTACGTTCTTATCCTATGGCTGCTGGCTACAATACTCCTGGCTCAAACCCAGTTGTGTTAAATCCTAGCTTAATTTACCATGAGAACGGTGTGGATAACGGCACTACTAACCCGCCTACACCTATAGTTTCCTATATTCAGTCTTCTGATTTTGATATTGGAGACGGTTCTAACTTTGGTTTTGTATGGCGTATGATTCCCGACGTTAGTTTTAATGGTTCTACATCTATTACGCCTAGCGTTAATTTTACAATGCTACCAAGGCAGAATCCAGGTTCAGGGTATGGCTATGACGATAACCCACAGGTATCAGCTACTCAGTCTTATCAAAACCAAAATACCTATAATATTCAACAGTTTACGCAATATGCCTATTGTAGAATGCGTGGCCGCCAAATGGCGCTTGTAGTGAGTTCTAACCAATTAGGGGTTCAATGGCAGCTAGGTAACCCTCGCTTAGAAGTACGCCCTGATGGACGAAGATAATGGCTAATCAAAACATTATTGCACCAAACCTTCCTGTAGCGCCCGTAGAATATAACAAGGCGTTTATGGACCAGCTTTTGAAGATTTTACAGCTTTACTTCACAGGCATCGACAACAATGGACCTTTACAAGGGACAGTGTTAAACTTATCAACAATTAATCAAGTTACTGGGAAACAGGCTATTATTCTGCCAACACAGACATCTTTAGCTAATCTACGTACTGGGGATGTCTATTATGATACCAGTGCCGGTAATGTATTGAAAATTAAGACTTAAAGGAATATATTATGAGCGGTGGCGGAGGCGGTGGTATTGGCGGGTTTGTAGAAAATCTACTACCTACAGCGGCGGCGATTGCAGCTACAGTTATGACCGATGGTGCAGCGGCACCTATGTTAGCAGATACTCTCGGTGTTGAAGCTGGTACTGCAGCAGCTATTGGTGGGGCTGGAATTGGTGGTCTAGCTGGTGGAGCTACCTCTGCTTTAATGGGTCATGGCTTTGGTACTGGAGCTCTTCAAGGCGCTCTTGGTGGTGGTCTAGCTGGTGCAGGTGGCTTGTTCTCTGGAGCTGACCAAGTTCTTGGCTCAGGTGGCTCATTGCTTGGTGGTGTTGGTAGTGCAACAGGTAGTGCTGGTGGTGGTTTTGGTATTGGAACTACGGGTAATACTGCTCTTACAGGATTTGATAGCGGTCTTTCTACAGGCGCTAGCTTAGGTGGTAGTTCTTTATCTCCTGCATCTGTTAGCGCACTTAATGGTGGCGCTTCTACTGCTGGTGGCTATGGCCTTTCTACTGGTGCAGCCGAAGGTGCAGGTGGTACTTTAAGTAGCCTAAGCGGTGCTGCACCTACAGCTGGTTCTTCCGCATTGTCTAATTTATCTAGCTTAGCTCCTAGCGCAGCTACTACTGGGGCTTCTACGGGGCTTGGTAGTTTATTAACTGCTAAAAATGCGTTAATTGCTGGTGGTGGTTTAGCATTATTAAAGGCTATGAACCAACAAAATGCTAAATATGGTGTACCTACAAATAGCCCATATGCAGCAGTTCCATCTAATTTAAACTATACATTAGCACAGCATACCCCAATGAACCTAACAGCTTCTTATGCTGCAGGGGGCCCTATTGAACCAAATACTTTAAATGGTGGGCCAATTAAGGATAAGTTATCCAATATTTCTACTGGTGATAATCAGATGTATCCTCAACCTGGACTGCATAGTAATGAATACGCTAACCCAGCAAATACCCCAGTTCCTGGAAACGTACTAACCGCAGCTACTGATACAGCAGTTGACCCATATACTGGACAGCAAAGAATGGCAAGTGGTGGTATTGCTCGAGCTAATCTAGGTGGCTACGCTGCTGGTGGTAATCCGCATTTATTAAAAGGTCCTGGCGATGGTATGTCAGATAATATCCCTGCTACGATTGCTAATAAGCAGCCTGCTCGTTTGGCTGATGGTGAATTTGTCGTTCCTGCTGATGTTGTTTCTCATTTGGGTAATGGCTCTACTGATGCAGGTGCTAAAAAACTTCATAGCATGATGGATAATGTACGTAAAGCTCGTACAGGTAGAAAGTCCCAAGGTAAAGAAATTAAAGCCGATAAGTTTATGCCTAAGTTTGCGGACGGTGGACAAGTAGACCCTATCGCAGCCGCAGCTCAAAATGCTCAAATGGCTAACCAAGGACTACAGAATCAAAATACAGCAGCAATACAAGCCGCAGCACCAGCGCAAAGTACAGCCCCAGCTGCAGCCCCTCCTATTAATGCCGCAGATCAAATGGCTACGTATAGAAATAATATGCTACAACAAGCTGCACCAAATGCTACAAACTTTGTTAATCAGCAATACATGCAGCAATTAGGTCGCCCTGCAGAAAGCGCTGGTTTAACAGCTTGGACTGATTTATTAAACAGTGGAAAAATGACTGCGGACCAAGTAGCACAAGCTATTAGCCAATCCCCAGAAGCAGCTAAAGTAAGTCAATATAGGTCAGCTATGGGTCAGTCACAATCTGGTGGCATGAATGAGACACAGGCTTCAAGTTTAGTTAATAGTGTATACCAAGGAAATTTAGGGCGTCCAGCCGATCCAGGTGGGGCAGCTTTTTGGATTCAAAAATTAACTTCTGGCGCAATATCCCCACAAAATTTCTTAGCTCAGGTTCAAGCTTCTGATGAGTTTAAAAATAAGCCAGCGGCTACTACAGCGTCTACAACGACAGATACTAGTGTACCAGCAGCAAGAGGTGGATTAGGTGCAACAATTCGTAAACGCAAAGCAGTATGATCTTAACAGTACGCCATATTCCTGTTCAGTTTATTGCGCAGACTTGGCCTTTAGTTGAGAAGTATATTGTAGATGCCCAGCAGTACGGAGGAGATGACTATACAGTAGAGCAGGTTCAAGTATATTTATCCACAGGCCAATGGGTACTAGTAGTAGCGGTAGATGAACAAGGTGTAATTCACGGCGCAGCAACGGTAACATTTATTAATTACCCAAAAGATCGTGTAGCCTTTATAACGTTTATTGGTGGGAAGTTAGTATCTAGTAAAGATGTTGTAGCCCAATTAGGGATAGTATTAAAAGGGTTTGGAGCAACTAAAATACAAGGTGCAGCTAGAGAATCAATAGCACGGTTATGGCATCGGTTTGGGTTTGAAGAACGGTATAGAGTAGTAGAACTGAAAGTATAAGGTGAACTTAAAAGTACAACACGAACTATTTGCTGACTGCGTTGCTGATTCTGCTGTATTAATGGCAATGCACTGGAAAGAACTGTATGGCGCCAGAGGATTTAGGATGGACTTTGGTGGTATTTCAGATTCAGAAACAGTTGGTGGATTTAAGTATTTTACTTTACGGACAGAAGAAGGTCAGTTAGTAGGTCATTTAGGTATGATGGTATTTAAACCTCCCTATTATGGCTTAGTGATTGCAATGGATATTTTTTACTATGTGTTGCCTGAACATAGAGGTAGTATGGCAATATGTAAGCTTTTAAAATTTGGTGGTGAGACGCTTAAAGCAATGGGAGTTCAGCAGGTTAATATGAGCCACCCAGTAGATAACGATTTAGGCATTATATTGAAACGTGCTGGATATACTAAAACCAGCGATATGTATAAATTTGGAGATTAATTATGGGTTCATTTTGCGGAACTTCTAATACAAATACAACTGCGCCAGCGGCAACGTCGGCAAATCAAACCCTGTCTTATGTTTCTCCATGGTCACAGCCATTAGCTACTAACCTAGTTAATCAGGCTGTCGCTAATTTATACCCAAATCAAACTACTAATGCTGATGGAACAATTAATTTAGGACAAGCTCAAGGGTATACTGCCTTCGGTCAAAACGGTGCTGGTATCGGCCCTAACCAAATGGCTGCTGCCCAGTCAGCTGTAGCAGGTTTTTCTCCATTACAACAACAAGCACAACAAGGCGTTGCTAACTTGCAGATGCCTGGTCAGTTTGGTAGTGCTTCTACTATGGCTCAAAATGCTGGTCAAGGATTACTAAATACAGTAAACCCAGCAATGGCTTATGGTAATTTGGGTTCTACTATGGGTACTCAAGCTGCTGGCCTCGCTGGTAATGCAATGAACTATGGTCAAGCTGGTGCTAATATCGGTACCCAAGGTGGTCTAGGTTATGGTGCTCAAGGTTCTCAAGCTGGACAAATGGGTGCTGGATATGGAGCCATGGGCGCACAACAAGGTGCTAGTTATGGTCAAAATGCTACTAACCCAAGTGCTGTACAAGCATACATGAACCCATATTTGCAAGCTACTTTAAATCCAGCTTTGCAATTACAACAGCAACAATTTAACCAGATTCAAGCGCAAAACCAAGGACAGGCTACTGCGGCTGGTGCTTTTGGTGGTGGTCGTCAAGCGGTAACTCAAGGTTTAAATCAACAGAATCAAATGCTTGCGCAGAATCAATTAGTCGGTAATGCGTATAACCAAGCCTACAATACTGCCAACCAAAATATGCAGCAGGCTGCGGCTCTCGGTATGCAAGGTGCAGGTCTTGGTATCCAAGGTCAACAAGCGGCTATTTCAGGTGCTAACACAGGCTTACAAGGTGTAGGTCAAGCATTAGCTGGTCAGCAACTTGGTTTATCTGGTGTTAACGCAGCTAATCAGGCATATCAAACTGGTATCCAAGGCGCTAATACTGGTCTTGCTGGTGTTAATGCAGCTCAAGCTGGATATACTGGTGCTAATACTGCGGCTGCTAACCTTGGTAATCTTGGTACACAACAACAAGCTGCACAACTTGGTATCCTTAATGCTCAAAATCAAATGGGCAATCAGCAACAAGCTAACCAACAGGCAGTTATTAATCAAGCTATTCAGAATTACGCCAATACTCAAAACTACCCAATGCAACAGTTCTACAATATCTTGGGCTTGACTACAGGTGTTCCAACATCTCAAACACAGACTAACTATACTGCGCCTCCAAGTGCACTTAATACAGCCGTTAACGCAGGTGCTGCTGGTGTAGGTGCTGCCCTTGTTAAAGCTAAAGGTGGTCAGATTAAAGAAAAGAAAATGGCTGCTGGCGGTATTACATCCTATAGTATTGGTGGTGTAGCCGCTTCTTTAGACAATATGACGGTTGATGAATTACGGAACCAAATAAAAACTAGTTCTAGCCCATTTATTCGTGAAAAAGCAACTGAACTTTATAGTGAAAAGATGGCTGATGCTATGGCTGCTAGACAGCATGGTGGTATGGGTGCTGGCATTGGTGCTGCATCTGGTGGTATGGTGAACATGGCAGGTGGTGGTATTGTGGCTTTTGCGCAGGGTGGTAGCCCTTATGAAGATGGTAAAGTAGGCGAAGGTTCTGGTGAAGCGTTTACTCCTGAAGAAATGTATGCTGGCGAACATCGTGCAACTCCATTACCTCCAGCTCAATCAGTAGGTGAATTACCTAAAGGTGCAAAGAAGTTTTCCAGCTATATGGATATGCTTCAGAACCAATATGGATATGGTAAGCCTTCAGAGTATGAGTTAGAGCAACGTGCCCAAATTACTAAAGAGCGTGCTGATGCAGAGAAAAGCCATGAGAACAATCTTGCTTTAGCGTTAATTAAAGGTGCTGGTAAAGGCTTACAAAGCACATCCCCATTCGCTGGTCCTGGAATCGGTAATCTAATGGAAACTGGCGTAGAATCTTATGCTAAAGGCAATGCTGACTACGATACCCAACTTAAAGCACTTCGTGCTGGAGAACTTGATCTTACTAAACTTAATGCTACAGATAGAAACAACCTATTACATTATGCAATGTCTGGTTCCAGCGCTGAACAAGTTGCAGAAGATGCCGCAGCCTCTAGAACCGAAGCCGCTAAGTTACGTATGGCTCAAGTTGGTGGGGTTAATGCGGATCGTATGCAACTTAAAACGTTAAGTATCGCTAAAGACCTATATGCCGCAGATCTAAAAGCAGCACAAGATAAATTAGGTATTGATAAAGTTACCCCCGAACAGTCAGACGCTATTTATAAAAAAGCGCTTCAAAGAGCTGCTACTATGGTAGGCGATATAAATGCAGTTAAAACAGGTGATAAAGGTGGCAAAGGTGGGAATGATGATCCACTAGGTCTTCGTGGCTAACTAAGTTAAAATAGGTTCCTATGGATATTAATACTATACGGGAAAAGTACCCCCAGTACTCGGACCTATCTGACCAACAGTTAGTAGATGGGCTTCATAAAAAGTTTTATTCCGATATACCGTTAGATGAGTTTCATGCTAAAGTCGGATTTGCATCTGAGGAGCCTAAAGGTAATGTATCTGTTGAGGGTGTTCCAGAAGCTACTATTGGTAGCCGGATTGCTGGAGGGTTAAAGCAGTCTTATGAAGACTATAAAACTTATCTTCAAACTATTGGTGCCCCCCAAGAAGAGCTTAATCGCCTTGCAGCAGAATCTTTAGATAAACAACGTGCGATTAGTAAAGAAATAGGGCAAACTCGTGGTAGTAAAGAAGTAGGCGAAGCCTATGATAAATCAGGTATTTTAGGAGCAGCTAAAGAAGTTGCTACACAAGCTCCAGGGTTTATTGCTAGTAGCTTACCTCAAATGGGTGAGGTTGCCGCAGGTGCTGCTACTGGTGCTGCATTAGGACTTGCTACTCCTGTGCCTGGTGGTATGGCTGCTGGAGCGATTATGGGTGGATTTGCTGCCCTATACCCACAGTTTTTTAGCCAAAACATTGCTGAACAATCAGAAGCAATGCAAGAATCAGGTATTCCTAAAGATATTAGCGCAGGTAAAGCAGCAGCTGCAGCTACAGGGCAGGCTCTCCTAGAAGAAGCGGGTAAAGGCTATGCTATTGGTAAGAACTTACTTACATCAATGCTAGGTAAGATACCTACTACTAAAGCAGCAAAAGCCCTTGCTACTGATGAGCTAGTTAAAGCTGCAGAATCTACGCTAAAAAATGTAGGTGCTGGTATGGTACGTGGTTCTGCTGAAGAAGCTTTCGTTAACCCTGCACAGGACATACTTTCTAGAGCACAGGCAGGAGAAGACTTATTCTCTAAAGAAGCCCTTAAAGGCTATGGCGAGTCTATGTATCAAGGTGCTCTTGCCGGTTTTGCAATGGGTCCTGTTACTGGTACCCTTGAAACTAGAGCTGCAAGGGGTGAATTAGCAAAGCAAGGATTAGACAATACTGGGCAACCTATTGCTACCCCCACACAAGCCTCTACTCAACCATCTATGGTAGTAAATGCGCAAGGTGCTTTAGTTCCTAACCCATTACAAAATACATCTACTAAGCAGCCTGCGACTACGCCAGTTACTCCTATTCCCACAAATGCACAAAGTAGCTTATTCACACCTGAAGAACTGCCTGCAACTAATAAAACACTAACTCCTGATACTTTAACTGGGCAGACTGAAGCTGGTAAGCCTGTAGAGATTGAAGCACTCCAAGCACCTGAGCGTGCACAAGCTGAGATTGAGCGTAGTATTTTTGCCTTACAACAGCAAGAACAAACGCCTAAAGTTAAAGAGCAAATCGCTGCATTGCAAGAGCAATTACCTAAGGGTCCGGGGGAAACACTCGACATCCTAAAACAGGAATTTACTACACTTGGTAACAAAGGTGAAGCATTACAAGCACAAAAGCAAACGCTTATTGACCTTCGGGATAATACGCCTAAGTTAGCGGAGAAAGCTCCTATTACTGAGCAGATTAAAGCTATTGATAGCCAGATTGAAACTATTGCTAATAGGCAACAAGAGCTTTTAAAACAAGGCGGTGAATTTGCAAAGAAAATTACTACTGCTGAACCCGCTAAACAAACCATGGCGGCAGAGGATTTATGGGCATTAGCTAAACCAGCTGCAATTATTGATAACAAGATAATGGAAGGTTTTGGTTTAACTAAGAAAGCTCCTATCCGTAAAGCGCTAAATGGGTTAGATATGAATAGCCCTGAAGATAGAGAAACATTTATCAATGAGATAAATAAACATGCTATAAAAGGCGCTAAAATAAACGATAAAGCAGTAAGCAATTATTTTAGTTGGTTTTCCCCTAATCAGGAGATACAAAATGACGGACATACTGGAGATGTCAACGGAGCAACTGAGCGAAGCCTTCAACTGCCTAGCACTGGGATACAGACCGCCCCAGGAACTACAACACCTGCACCTACAGGAGTGGGAAGCGCTGTCGGAACTACTGAGCAACTTGATGGAGGAGCGGCGCCTAGTGGAGAAACTGGGACTCCTGCATTAGCCGCAACCCCTACCGCAACCCCTGTTGCACAAGCTACACCAGCTCAGGCTATACAAGCTACTACGGGTGCAACCCCTGCCGCAACCCCCGTTGCACAACCTATAAATGAAGTAGATAATGCGGTTCTTTTTCAAGCTGCTGGTGGTAAAACTAAACCTAAATTTATCTCTAGAGTTATTTCTAATACTATAAGCAAACTAAAGTCATGGGCAGATGCTTATGAAAATAATCAACTAATTAGTACCCAGATGTTTGGCAGGGGTCAAAACTTATTTTCTTTTGACGACGGGTTTAATAACCGCCTACGTGCTGGGTTTATGAATCTAGTTGATAAGGGCGAAATTAGTCTAGAGCAATTTAAAAATGCGATGCTACGGGCGTCCATGACACAGGCTCTGTATCGTTCTGAGATAGCGCATAAGTTCATGTCTATGGGTAATTTAGCCTATGATGCTATGACTAACCGCTGGACTGCAGTTAATGACGCAGTAAACATGAATAAGTTTCAGGACTTAATTAAATCTTTTGCTACCCGCACAGGTGTTGATGTGGATACTGCCTTAGATCAAATGTCTAAAGCATATGAAGCTAGTAGGGTTATGGAGTTTTATAATAGCTTAGCTAATACTCGTGCAGAGATTACTCGTACCGATAAAAAGATTAAAGAACTATCTGCTAATAAAAAACGTACTAAAGCTGAGTCTAAAGACTTAGATAAAAAACGAGAACTACTAAAAGAGCTTAAGAAAAAAGCGGAAGACTTAGAGCATAAGACTATGCACATGACCCGCCAACAAGCGCTTATCGGTATGCAGCTTTATAACGCTAATCCTGAAATTGGTGAAGGTACTCAGGTTTGGAATACTATGCGTAAGCGTACTATTGATTGGCTTGTACGTACTGGAGTTAAGACTGAAGAACAAGCCCAAGACTGGCTAGACTCTATAGCCTATGTACCATTCCAACGTGTTATGGATGAGGATGAAGCTTTAGGGTTAGTTACATCTAGAAAAGGTATTAACGAAAATATGACTGACAAGCGTATGAAAGGTTCTATGCTTGAGGTTGATAATACTATTGGTAATATGTATCAATGGATGCAATGGTCTATTTCTAGGGCTATCAGTAATCAGCAATTAAACGTAATGCTAGATTCTTATAAGTCTGTAGCCCCTGAAGAAGTACGTGAAGGTGAAGGTAGCAGGGGTAATACATTTACAGTGTATCAAGATGGGGTAAGGCGCCAGTACCATGTAGCTAATCCGGCTATTGCACAAGCCTTTATGGGTATTCCTACAATTATGTTCCCTGGTATTGGGGCTTTTCGTGGGTTTAAAACTGCATTTACGCACGCATTTACTCGCTTGCCATTATTCCCTACAGCTCAGTTAGTATTTAAAGATACATGGGAAGCGATGCTTACATCGGGGTTAAAACACCCTTGGATGCTCCTAAAGCAAATCCCTGCTGAGATTGGAAAAACTATAATGGGTACGAGTGAAGCTCGTAAAGCTTTGTCAGAAGCGGGTGTTTTATCCACCCACGACACACCATTTTTAGGTGATGCAAACGATACAGCTACTAAATTAAATTTAAAAGACCCAAATGTCTACCGCAAGACTATGCGTGCTTTAGATAAATGGGCAGCTCTTAATGATAATATGTTACGCCAAGCTGTCTATGCACAAACTATAGCAGAGGGTGGCACGCACGCCCAAGCAATGGAAAAAGCAGTTGAGATATTTAACTTCCGCCGTCAAAGTGGTAACGTTGGTATGCAGATGGCTAGCCAGATTATCCCATTTATGAACGCCTTTGGACAGATGCAGCGTATCACTATTAAGACGCTCTCAGGGTCAGGTCTTTCACCACAGACAAGAGCGGCTGGGCTATCTACATTAGCAACTACATCCGCAGTTCTAGGTATGCTTTCGTTTATGTACGCCACTAGTGTATCTGACGATGATGACTATAAGAAAATGAACCGTATACAACGGGATTCGTCTTTTGTTATTCCGGGTACAGGTGGACTTCGTATTCCTATCCGTATGGGCTTGCTTACTATGCCTAAATTAATAGGTGAATACTTATACCATAGTATTGCAGATAAAGGATATACAGATCCACAAATGTTCAAGAGTGCTATGGCTCGTGCAGTTAAACAGCAATTTGAACCCCCTATTGGTGGCGCTATTCTACCTGCTATCGGCTTAGCTACTAACCATGACTTCTTCTACAATCGTGAAATTGTCAACGCTACCCAACGTAAGCTAACACCTGAGCTACAGTTCACTAAAAATACAACTGAGCTATCAAAAGTATTAGGGGCGCAATCAGGTGTTTCTCCATTGCAACTAGACTACCTATTTAAATCCTATCTAGGCCAGTATGCGAGTCTAATCGCTCTTACGAATGACAGCATTGCTAAAGAACGTGGGGTATCTCGCCCAACTTCTGAGCACCCTACAAAAGACTTCCTAATGAACCTTCCAGGTGTGGGTAGCTTCGTAACTAAAGAAGATGCTAATGGTGCACTATCTGATTTTTATGAAGCGGCACAAGGGGTAGATACTATTGTTAATAGCATTAAGAATCAGGCTAAGTATGATCGTGAAGGTGCAAAAGCTCGTTTAGAAAAGAACAAAGATAAGATCAATGTTAATACCCAAGGTATCGAACGTGCATTAGGCAATCTAAATACAGCAGAAAATATCATCCGTAATATGCCTGATACCCAAATGGGTCCTGATGAAAAGGCTGCAAAGATTAAAGAGATTGAACGTAAGAGAGAATCTCTAGCTGCACCTATAAATAAAATAAGGCAAAAGCTCTATAACGAGAAATAAAAAAATCCCCGGAGGGAACCGGGGACTAAAGAGTTATACAAGGAGAGAGCAAACAAGAAACATTTGCTGACTCAAATATACACTAGAAACTACTTAATACGCCAGAATCTTATACCAATTTTTTCGTTTTCAATTACTTCTTTATATACCAAACTTATACGATGTTGTTTAGCTTCTACTAAAATTTCTTCGATAAGTGGTTCAGTATCTAAAGCAGGAATGAAAAAAGAAGCTCCCAGCCCCATCAAGCGCCACTCAATGATGACTGGGATTCCTTCATTTCGAACCATCGGCGGGTACTGGTGGGATGGTTATTTCAATACCAAGTTTATTTTTATCAATGCGTAGGGCGCTAATAGCCGGAGTATTTAACGCAGTACCTTTTGCCATCCCTTTTTTCTTGACGCAGCATTCAGGGTCATACTTCTTCAGATCATCAACTACCCCTTTGTAGCCGATTTGACGTTCTGTACACCACTCACGAAACTTATCTACAGCAATCCAAATAAGGCTTGTATCAGGTTCATAGCGAATAATAAGCGACCCATAGGGTGTAACCATCGGTGCATGACTTAAGCCAGTGCGTTTATCATTCGCATCATCTACTACCAACATATGTCTACTTTGGAATTCGTTGAGGAATGTACCAATACTACCTTTGCCATCACGCTCAGCAGGTTTAACGCTTTCACGCAACTCGCTAAAGTATGTAACAGCCCAAGCCCAAACCTTAGGGATGTCAATCTTAATCAGACCAAGCTCATCAGCAATCATAGCTGCAGTAAAAGCTGTAGCTGCACCAGCGGAATAGAAACGTTGCTTTTGCTGTAACTTAGCTTCGGCATCAAACTTCTTCTGTGTTTCAGTTAGGAGTTTTTTAACTGCATCTAGGTTATTGACCATATACTGAATTAAAATTGGTCCAGCATGTCCATAGTTTTCCGGCAATGCGTGCTCAAATATCTCATCGCTAGTTTCCTTATCCATGCTCTTGTCTGCTGAAATACCAATCTCGACAATACGTAGTTGCTCAGATTCAGGAGTAGCTTTCAGCGTAGCCATCTTATCGTGCATACTGGAGTTGCCTGAAAAGAAAGCTGGTAATGACCATGTAGTATTGTTAATGCGCATCTCGTTAGCATTAGACTTCATGCGGTTATTAGAGCGCCCTTGCGATACACCATAAGAAATGTTACTGACTCGGTCATTTTCCATATTGGTAACCTCATCCGTACAAACAGCGATATTGTTATATACCCCCATTTGATGGAACTGAGACTTCAATGTATCACCTGCAATTAACATCATATCTGTAGGATTACCCCAAATACTATTAATAACTTTTTGGATAGTAGTCTTACCAGTACCCGATTCGTTCTCCATAATGGAGTAAATTAAACCCCTTTGATTTGTGAACTTTAGTAATGGTGCGCCTAGCCCTGCAAAAAACAGGAATGCCCTAGCCTCTTGGTCGGGTCTGCCATAAGTATTAACTACCCGTTGCCACTCCTCTATGGTACCTTTTGGTTTAAGCATAGGTACAAAGAACATAGTCGAGTTAGATGGTGGGGAATAGTTGATACCTGCAGATGAAATCTCTCTATCTCCGATAATAAATTTGGTATCGTTATCACACCAACCGAACTGGGTGCGCATCTTTTCCGATACATCTCTATCCTGTAACTCTTTAGTAAAACTAGTTATGTAATCCATAATCTCCTTCATTTCATTACTAGTGCCAATGACTCCATGCTTAGATACGGTTTTCTTAAACTCATCTGAAGTCATCAAGGCTTGGTTAGAACAAGCGAACTCTCTTACACCGTCTTTAGGCATGTGGACTCTCATCCAAACCATATCGCCTAAATCAGGGTCAACCATACGTTTAACTACATAGAAGTCATGCTTAAAAATTAACTTATCTTTCTCTACTTCTTCACCAGTATCTTCCTTGCTAAAGCCTTGTTTGTAGATACCACCCTGTCTACCTCTAAAATATGGGTATGGTAGTTCAGGAATCTTATATGTAACTTCCCCAGCAATTTCTGCGCTAGGTAATGTAACAATGTTTTCTTCCTCAGTAGCCTTAGCAATCTTAGCGTTAATAGATATAGGGCTTGTGATCTTACCTTTATGCTTGCAACCATCGCATAAGCCGGGGCTTTGCTCTTGAATAGTCTTGCAGTGATAAGGCCCACCTATGTCATTAGCTTTATTCTCAGTATCTTGGAACGTATACTCAGGGTGATTCTTAGACATAGCATGGATAGCAAAATCCCTATCCTCACAAAACTGTGCAATAGATAGCCCTGCACGCCATTGGTTATAATCAATAGTCTGCTGGTTCTCGTAGAAGTATGTAAGCTGTGGACACTCTTGAGACCGCATGATCTCTTTGAAGTAGGTGATCTTATTACCCAACAATCTACGGGTAGTCTCATCCATAGGGCGACGAGGTGCTTTGGTAAGGTCTAGCTCTATTTCAATACCCTGCATTACCTTTACCCGAAAATCCTCGTAGTCCATGGATGGCTGTTTAACTTTCCATTCCACAGGCAAAGGAGGATCAGCCTTAAAGTTAAGGGTATCAGGAATACGTAATACACAAGCTACATCAGTAATCTTAGAAGCATCAGCGATAATATTTAAACGCTTGAGTTGAGCCTTCCAAAACTGGCAGGTCTTTAACCATTCCTCTTTCTCAATAGCTTTATCCATAGCCCAATGGACATGCAAGCCATTACCCGAGAAAACTACGTTAGGGATGGGTAAATCTAATTCTCTACGTAAACGCTTAATATCTTCTAATGCTGCTTCTCTTGTTGCATACCCTGTAATCTTGTCAGGGTCACTAACATACTTCTCACCACAATCTATATCTAACCAAAATGACTTCTGCCAACCTGCATTTATTGCTTTCCTGTTTTCATTAGTGATAAATTTCGAGCATCCGAAATACACATCTTTCTTTTCATCAAGTAGTTTTTGAATTAATTTCTCAGCTTCTTCAATCGTTTGTGCAAAGTGTGTAATCGGGGTGGTTTTTTTCTTGTACGTCGCTATACAATACCAGCCGAGACCTTCCTCAGGTAGTACCGTAGAGAGAAACTTATTCCACGAGGTCATTTACATCCTCAAATTACGCCGACAATAATCCTATCAAGCTAGGTGGCGCCTAGCTATCTAGTTGGCTCACGCCTTCTTTTTTAAATACTTATAAATCTTTACTTCATGGATTTTATTAGGGACACTTTTACCTAAAAACCAAGCGTATATAGCAGTGCGAGATACGCCAAAATGCTTTGCAACTTCTATTACGGAAATATCTTTATCAATACATAACCTGCCTAACATTACCCCTACTAGGTCTTGGTTAGCTTTAGCTACAGCCTTAGCAAATTTTACGGAATATCCAGTCATATTATTCTTATATTAGGTAGGGCTAGCGGTCGTTTATTTCGCTATTTAAGTATTCAAACACCCTGTTACTATTATGCCCAGTCGTCTAGGACAGCGTTAATATCTTTAGGCGTTTCCGCTTCAGTTTTCTTAGCACGCTTTACTGGCTCAGGTGTGACTTCTTCCGACACAGCTGGTTCTGCTTTAGCTACTGGTTTAGGGGCTGCAATTGCTACTGCACTGTCAATAGCTCCTGCTGTTTGACCAATAGCCGCTTTAGCTTCTGCTGTTTTACCTTTAGCCATTGCATTATTAAACTCATCTTCTTCCAAATAACGAACTGCTTTGAAAGTAAGTTTTGGTGTAGCGCTAGATGTGTCAAAACGCATTTCTGTAACTACTGAAGTTACTGATACATTGTTAGTACCGAGTACTTTAACGTAGGCTTCCAAAGGCATCTTGCCATCTTCGCCCTTACCAAAGATTGACTGCGCTGGTAGGGTTAATTGGAATACATCACCTTGCTGGTCATTCTCTAATAGAACTGCGAGGCGACGGCTAAAACGACATGCACGACCACGACCACTTGAGTGTGAACCATCTACGTTTTGTGGGCAGTCTTTGCAAGTAGCTGACTGTGGCTTCTCACTCTTAGGATTCGGGCTTGTGCCATTATCAGAAAAGCAATCAGGTAACTTAGCGCCTTGACCTTCTGTAAATGTACCCTCGTAAAACGTACGGGAATTATGTTGAGCTGCACCGACAATAACGATGTTCATGCTACGCTCTTCATTTTTAGCTACTTCTTTACCGCCGACTACCATGCGGAAGACTGAGCCTTTAATAGAGATACGCTTTACGCTTTGACCATCTGAAGATACACCACCCATCAGGGCTTTGGTAGTTTCGTCTACACCGCCACGCAAGTGGGCTGGTAGGTTACCTTTTAACATACTGAGTTCATTAGCCATTATCATTTTCTCCTTGTTTCAAAAATACATAGATTTGTTCTGCTAAAGTTATTAGTGCATCAATGCCTTGTACATCAGACTTAGTTGCAAAGTCCATTGCCATAGCTCTTAATTGGATGTCGTTATTCATGTACTGCTCCTTGTGTTGTAGTTAGTGCTTCAATGTCCTGCTTTTTAAAACGTAATTTAGTACCTACTTTAAAGTGAGGTATCTTTCCTTCTCTGCATAAAACATAAATCGTTTGGCGAGAGACACGTAGTATCTTCGCTACTTCATCAACTGTCAATGGCAAGTCTTGCATTTTTACTTTCTCCTTACTGTTACTGTATACCGATTATTAATATTCATTCCAACTGGCATTAGCGTTGGGTTTTCATCTAGAAACTGCTTCATATTTGTTGTATTTATGCCTCGTGTTAGTACTTGAGGAATATCATGCTCCTTTATAAACTTGTACATGTTTTCCCAATCGGTGGTTTCGTATCTAGTTTTTACTGATCTAAATACTGTGCCATGTGGGGTCTTTAAACTATCTACACCTAACTCCTTGCAGATGCTCATTAGCTTTTCTTCTACCATTTGCATCTGTTCTTCTATTACTTTATCTTTTGCATCAAACTCAGCTTGTAGCTCAGCACGTTTATCACGCATCTTTATATAAGCTTTTGTGAGTCTATCAGCTAGTCCTTCTTCGCTCATATTTCCTCCTTGTTTTCTTTAAGTATACTCCATCTCTTAACAATGTCAACTAAGTAGTTCCCCGTATAGCGCCATTATGCTACCCTGAATGTCTTGTTTATTTTGTAACGCCTCATACAATTTCTTTTCTACGCTTGACCCCCGTAATTTAATTACAGTACATGGGTTCTTTTGCCCACTACGATGCACCCTAGCATTAGCCTGTGCATATGTCTCATACGATGTTATAGGACCCCACCAGACGATTGTATTTGCCGCATGTAGGGTAACGCCATGACTAGCCGCTTGGGGCTGTATGATTAAAACTCGTGGCTCAGGGGTAGTTTGGAACTTCTTAAATACTTCTGTACGTTTGTTTACAGGAACTCCTCCATGGATTACATCTACTGCATACCCATCCTGTTCAAGGCTTTCCCTAATTACCTCAATAGCGTGCCTAAAGGGGACAAATACAAGTACCTTATGGCTAGATTCATCAATAACTTCCTTTAATACTTTCAAGCGGTTAGACGCATCAAACTCCACAATCTCACCTGTATCTGAATAGACTGCCCCACAAGAAAGCTGGAGTAATTTATTCAAGTTTGCCGCCGCATTGATGGTTGTAATTTCCTCACCCGCCGCCCGTACCAGCATCTGTTTACGTAATAAGTCGTAGTATTTTTGCTGTTGTGAAGTTAGCGGTACTTCCCTTGTTTGGTAGGTAATCTCAGGTAAGTCAAGACATTGTTCTTTTGTATAGCGTATCGCTGGCTGTAATACTTTGTGGACTATCTCCTCGGAGTTCTGCCTAGGAATCCACTTAAACATAGTAATCTTCTGCATAACCTGATCTCTGAAATGCGAATAGAATCTAGGTACTGCAGTAGGGTTGACGAGCTTAGCGATGCCATACGCATCTACGGGGGATTGTGCCGCTGGTGTACCTGTCATCATCCATAACCAAGTATGTGCTTTGATTAGCGCATTAAACATCTTCCAGCGATTTGTAGTAGGATTTTTATAGGCGTTAGCTTCGTCAACAATAATTAAATCAAAGTCAGCTTTCTCAATGGCTTCATGGACAATTTCGATCCCATCATAGTTAATAATAACGAACTCGGCATCACCCTCAATAATCTTTTTACGCTTCTCTCTACTACCATATGCAATATCTACTCTGCGATGTATAGCAAACGTAAACAGGTCAGCACGCCAAGCAGCATCCATAATGGATAACGGGCATACGATTAGAACCCGTTTAACCATACCTAGCTTCATTAAATAATCAGCCGCCCATATAGCTGAGGCTGTCTTGCCTGTGCCTTGCTCATTAAATACAAACGCCCTACGATGTAGGGTTAAAAACGATGCGGTTTCTTTTTGATGGTCAAATGGTTTGAACTGCCCAGGCCAAACATATTGCCCTTTGATTGGTGATGGTACGTTGTTGATTTTTAAATTTTTTAAAACTTGCATTTCATCTAAGCCCCAATGGACAAGAACTTCATGATAGTTCTCTCCTTCCGACTTGATAAGTTTGCTCTTAGGAATGACTGACGTAATGCGGTCAGGGTCACGCACCTTAATCAATACTGCCCTGTTTTCAATGATTTCCAAAACTCTCTCCGATACTGAATAGCCTGAAAGCGGTCTCCGCTTCAAGCTTTTATAATTTGTTCTAGTCTTTCCCAGTGTCCGTTAACTCTTGCAGTGGAAAGGTTGTTAGCACGTGAGCACTAACTACAAAGACCGCATGTTAACTGGTATGGTTTACTATGAAAGGGAAATTCAAACCCCAAGTCAACTAGGCACTCATACCTTATCCTGTGACTTTATCAAAAAACTATTTCTTTTTACGCTCTTTAGTACTTGTTTCTGATACTAAGTTATGCTTTGAATCTCTTTTAAAACTACGATTCTTACTGGCGCTTTCTACTCTTACGCCATCTTTAATTGAACCACCCTTATCTGCCGCTACAATGTGGGCTACATCTTTCCCATCACCTTTACTTACCTTACCAGCTTTCATTAGCTTAGCACGAGCTTTATTACGCTCCTCACGATTCTTAATCTGTTGAGGGCTATCTTCATATTTAACAGCGTTTGTATACTTACGATCTGCTTTGTTTTTATACGGCATATTTAACCTCTTCCATTATGTGTGCAGGATAGCACAGGACAATGCTTAGGGCAAGTGAAGTTACGCTTTGGGTTCCAAACCCCATTCTCAATACAGGCATCTAGCTGGTTCACAAGGGGCTTAAACTGCTCAAAATAAGCTAGCCTATGATGGGTGGTATATTCCTCTTTAATAAACTCCTTAGACACCACAAATAACAAGCCAGCTTTGATTACTTTAACCTCAGGGTAATGAGTAAATACACAGGCGGCTAGTAGCTTTAACTGTTTAGTATCCGCATACTTAGCCGACTTGCCTGTTTTATAGTCAATGATTCTAGCTTCTTGATTTTCTCGGTCTAGAATAATTAGGTCAGCTATACCCCTATACCAAACATCTTTATCAAAGAAGTCACAGGGAACTAACCGGTTATCGGGGGTAAGTTTAACTGCTAACTTGTTTTCACAAAGCTTTTCTCCTTTAATAAGATTTAGCTTATCCAAGAGTTCTTTAATATAAATGTATTTTTCGGGGAGTGGCTTGCCATCCCTTATGTATTCCTCAGCGGCAAGGTGCAGGTCTTTACCATAGTTCATCGCATCAGATTCAGGCTCTTTAATATCCTTAGCCACCCGCAAGTGGTAATACTTTTTAGGGCATTGATCGAATAAGGTGATACTACTGTAAGACCATGCAGTCATAATTTATTCCTATGGTATGCGTCGTTAGGGTTTGCTAACATAGATTTTAACAGATCATCAATAGTTTGGAACCATTGAATTACTTTCATGCCATCATGCTGCATGATTGTAAAACTCATTTATCTGAACCCCGAAATACGTGGTGAAAATACGAAAGTGGCTTGCCAATTAAGAGGTTTAGGCATAACGTTATCATCCACCAAGCCCCTAATATTCCAGCCCAAATTGACATAAATACACCGACTGCTAGAAAAAATCCGCTTAACATAAGTAAACTGAAAGAGTCCATTAGCATGAACCAAGCACCAGCCTTCTTTCGCATTGTTGTTGTCCTTAATAGTCTTATCCCCACTTACTGACGTTTCATATGGTACAAACAGAGTCTCTAATGCAAACGCATATGCGGGGTTACGCCATAGCCACTTAACCTTAGACCAATAGCTTCTTCCGTTAATCTGCTCAAAACTATAGTCACCATCTAAACTGTTGTCAGGTGTCATGAACCAGTTAAGCCATGTTGGTAGACGTGGACCGATTCCCCATATAGAGCCGTTATCTAACCAGCCATCTCGTTGCTCTGCAAACAACACCATTACAGGCGCTGTAATAAGCGCAATCAATGTAAGCACAAGACTTATAGGTACTAAAAGTATATATTTAATATATATCATTTCTTTGCTTTCTTTTTAGTTTTAGCACCAGCTTTGTTTCCCTCGGCTAGCATTTCTTTCCACTTGTTTAACATAGCACTACGATAAGCTATCTTCTCAGGTGTTGCATAATCATCAAGCTCAAACTTCTTACAGTAGGTATCCCACAGTTTTTCGCAGCATAAGTCAAGCCTATTAGCAATACCAGCTAAATGATTCCATACTTCATCCTCAGTCATATGCTTAGGGTGGTCTACATAACGCCAAATTAATAGCTCAATGTCTTCCTTAACTGACCAAACATTTTGGATATCTTCTTCTAAATCTATTCCTTTGTTCAAAGTCATTCTTCCTCCACAGGTATCCAGCTTTTAACATTAACACTCATCAACCTAATCTCTGCTTGCGCATTAAGGCAATGGTCATGGGCTTCTTCAAAGTTTCTTTTTAACAGCGCTTCATGTGCTGCTTTGATTTCTTTTAGTGCTTCTAAATAATATGTGGAGTAGTCCATTATTTTCCTTTTACAAAAGTTTTTTGAGTTTGTCGCTACGACTTGGATGGCGCATATGGCGGAGGGCTTTAGACTCAATCTGGCGAATACGCTCTTTAGATACGTTGAATCGTTTACCCGCTTCTTCAAGCGAATGTTCTTCCTCATCACCTATTCCAAACCGTATACGTAATACTTTTGCTTCTCTAGGTGTTAGTGAATCTAAAACATCTTTTACTAACTCGGTTTGCTCTTGTTCAGAAACTTCTTCGTATGGTAAACCAATTAAACTTCTAGCATCAGATTGCAAGGCTATTTGCAAAGCTTCTTTACTAAGCTCTTTTTCTATCGAATTTTTTCTTAACGCTAGAGTTAATTGTTCGGTAGTCCATAAGTCAATTGGGCAAGCACCAAGTATTTCCATCAATTCTTTAGCGGCTTTTATAAATTCACCTTCTACACCAATAGGGGCAGTCTTTAGGTTTACTAACTCATATAACCCCGTCAAAGACATACCTTCATCTTTGGCAAATTTAGCCATGTTGGTATACCCATGCCCCTCAATAGCTTTTAATATTAAATTGTTTCTGACTGATACTTTTAATCTATATTCCTCAACAATCTCCATTGCTTTCCTTTAAATTAAATCTACAAACCCAAATTGGTTAGTAGGTACATCATAAAACATCTCACCCTCTGCTACTTTAATATTACGCACTTCTTTGATAGGGTATTCCTTAATCTTATTTGTTTCTATCCAGTATGCGTGTTGCATATCTCTTGTAAGAGCAAAGAATAATACCTTGTCGCCAAAGAACTTAGTCTTTCTCTCAGGCACATGGATGGTAGGGTATGGGCAGTTAGGACTCCATTGCCTTACCTCTACCTCTATGCTACCAATTACTTCAGCATCCTTAAACACTAATAGGTCAACCCCGTATTGATTTAGGTTAGGTTCAACTAGCACCCCCCAAGTCTTTTCCAAATAGCTAGACACCGCTTCTTTAGCTGGCGCATCGTACTTATCGTGTAGGTCTTGCTCAAAAGGCTTCCTCATTTCTCTTGTGCCTTTCTTAGTATTAGATGGGCAAAATAATGTTGTTGTGTAGTAAAACCTTGTTGCATAGCAATACCATCTTCCTGTGATTCTGCCCACAATTCGTTTACTACAGCATTTGTTAGTGTCTTTGCTGGATGGGTGTAGAGTGGAATATAGCCTTCACATCCGTTGCCATCTAATATCCAATCATGCGTTCCGTCAGGTAATGTAAGCATCCACGCTACTGGTTCATTGTTCATTTATCACTTGCTTTCTTTAGTTGCGCTTCCAATATGGCAATCCTGTCACGCTGTGCTTGGTGGCGTAGTTCGTACTTGGTTAGCTTTTCTTGTTGCTGGCGTAGTAGGATGGCTACCTCAACAAGTGGTTTATTACCATATTCCTGTGATGCTTCATCGCACCA